ATGTCACAACGAGAGAACCTGCCGCACCCAGCAATGCCCGTGTAGCTTTAGACGAATTGCTCTCCAAGATTGCTATACGCCGTTCCAAATCGGACATTTCACTGTGATAGATTTCCTTCGATATGTATAACTTAGGCATAGAGTCTTTCAGCTCGTCCACACTCTTTAAGATACGCTCGTTTTGCTGTTCCAACTTCGCCAGCCGATATTCAAGAGTTTCTTGTTCCAATTACATCACCTCCTTTTCTCAAAGACAACGCCTTTTATTGTTGGATTATTCACTGGTCGGGTGTAAGTAATAGTAGTGTTATCGTTGGGAATAAGCACAACTCCGTTAGCGTATTCTGCTCCATTAACTTCAATGGCATCCAGCGGGTAACATCCAGCCTTGGAGTAAGTTTTTGAAACAGTAGCATGGTCGGAGGTTAATTCGATTTTGACTTTTCCGTCTCCGTTATACCACACCACATCATTATCAGTAGACATTAGCCGCCATTTCTCATCAACCCCCCCCACCTTGTAAGTGATACTTCCATTAGTTGAGGAGTTCACATAAACCTCTTTTTTTTCTGTATCGTAAGTGAACGGGATAGCACTTTCGGTATTTACCGCTTTTATTGTTGAGAAGTCAGCTGTGTCTGGAAGTTTTACCGCTTGCTCGGCAGATGCTCCTGTGAAAGTCACCGTTTCTTCTAGTTGAGATGGATTTGGACAGCAATAAACTCTCGTAGTCCCACATTCGTTGCCGACGAGTATAAGAGAATAATCGCTGTGTGAGCTGTCGAGATAAATATTTCCCGATTCGGAGAGGACTTTGTAGCTTTCTGGCCGTGTAAAAATCCTGACGGTGTTAAAAACGGACTCTTCTCCGACACTATTAACTTTACAGGTTACTCTGAATTTCACTTTCTCACAGTCATTATCCAAAGAGCCAATATCACACCACCCCAGCCATCGACCATGTTTATATCCGTTGACCTCCAGCAACGCGTTTGATGAGCCGTCATAATCTTTTTTTACGATATTGCCCCCAAGAGAATACTCGAGAGATTCGACAACTTTGCTTAGTTCAACCAAATGTTGCTTAGTATAAACACCAAAATTCAGTGATGGAGTGGGAGTTCTTACAGACCTCATAGCCACAGCAAATTGGAAGTCAGGAACAGCAAGCATAGCAGATAATTTCGTTGTTGTTATATCTCTAAACAAAGTACCTTCAGCCAACAGCGACTCACTGGTTAGGCATTGGGTAGGTAGAGCTTTGCCGTCCACATTACACCATACCCCCGCCTGCATAAACGCAAAGGTCACCTTCGCTCCATTAGAGTTAATCACATCGAGAACGACATCGTTTATCGTGATGTCGGTTAAATCAATTTTTTTAGATATAAATAATCCTTGGTAAAGCCCCATAATATCACTCCTTATACATCGCCCTGAGAGTACCTGCCAGAGAGGGTTTTAGTCCGATTGCACCTAATGCAAATGCGGAAAGCGAAATGCCGCTTGTTTGCTGGATATGAGGTGCCGGAATTGAACTAGAGTTGCCAGATGAAGCACGAAGCGTCACGCTTGGAAAAGAACCCAAACTTGATACTGTTCCCCACAAATACGGCCATCCAATATTATCTTGGTTTGTCGAATCGCTATTCGTATACCCAGGAGGGTTAGATTCGCTAGACGGAATTTGAGTATGCCACTGATAGTTCTGAACACTTACCATTTTGTTACCCTGCCTTCTGTTTATGAGCCGGTAAGATACAGATGCTGAAAGACTTTTCGCCGGAAAACAGGCATAGGTACGCCAGTTGTACAATCCTCGCCAATCAGAATCTCCCCCGCCGTTACTCCACGCTGAATTAAGGGGGTTAAGTTCGCTCCCAACGTCAAGCATAAAGAGGTAGAACAACGCACACCACTCCCAATAACCAAGGGGAGTAAAACCTTCACCTGTATTAAGGCAAGTTTGCTCAAAGTCATCAGGGTAAGACGTAACCTTCGGGTCTCCTTCAAACTTTCCTTTCTGATTCAAACAATGTGCTGTAACATAAAAACAGTCAAGAGGCTGATTGTTACTGTCCCTAAAAGCAGGATATAACTGAAAGCCCTCTAACGGAACAGGAGAAAAAATGGCGGTAGATGTCCCAGTTGTATAGAATTTGGGAACTTTTACCATCTCTACTCCTTGAATAACTTCTGTGGTCAAAAGAGCAGGTAGTGTTTTTTTCATTAGTAAACAACCTCCTTTACTGGTACAATTACAACCTTTTCCGGCACAGAGCCAGTCGACCACGGGAACAATCCATACTCGTCCAAAAAGCCAGTGTTGCCTGTTGTAGCCGTGCTATAAACCGTAGCAAAAACGTTTTGGATTGTGTAGCTATTATCATCACTGCTAGGAAGAAAACAGAGATAACTTTTATCAAGAAGTAATTTTGGCGTTGTTCTGGTGGGCAGTACGACATCCCCTTTACTCCAGTCACCATCAACGAATGGACGAAAATAAGGAACACCGTCCTTAACAACCAAATCCCTTATAACGTAGTAGCACCCTTCTTTATAGTCAAACAAGGGTAAAGGAAAACAAGAGACATACAGCCTTAATATAAGACACAGGTTTAACTGATAAAAGGTTATCGACCTCTCTATGTCTGACGATTCAACAAGGTCGGGTGATTTAGCCTGGGCATCTTTAGGAAAAACAAGCTCGTCTATCAGACTCCCATCGTCTTTTATAAAAGCAGGATGAGGGACATACCCCTCCACTGGAGAAGCAGACAGAAACATAGTATTATAAGGAACGCCGCTGACCATAACGGTTACTGTCTTACAGTATAGGCGTGGAACAATAAACGAGTCAGATGTTTCATGGATACCGAGAATAGCTCTTCCTATAACAGTAGTAGAGATAGGAGAGATTACTTTACTGCCGTTAAAAAAATGACTGTTTTTACAAAGCCCCATAGGCTCTCCAAACTCGAAACCACAGAGACTAGAACAGGAAAAAGTGTTGACACCCTGTGCCACCAACGTGTCCTCTCCTAAAGACAACTTTTGCCCATCAAAGGCTATATTTGTAGACGCGCTCTCCTTCAAAACAACAGGAGAAACTTTGTCCTCTTCCCTCCCCTGCCACCTAATAGCTGGACTCCATTTAGCGATTTCACCTACTCCTGATACAGTCTCTTCCTTTGAGCCGTTCTGTTGAGTGGTTGTGCGATATAAATGGGGGCTGGAGTAAGTTTTCGTTATATTATTGACTGTTATAGTCCTGTCCTTTGTATTAACTGCTTTCACCAAGACAATTTCAAAGTTTTCCTTATCAGCCAACGTAAATTCCTTGCCGACAGTAACGCCACCAAAAGAATCAACACTTAAAACATTATCGCTTATAGACTTGACAGGAATATCAATACGCTCAATAATCTGCGAATCGGAGAATAACTCCACCTGCTCTTTTGGGGTGGAGTGTTCTTTTCCTTCGATGAGATTAAAAGCTCGCCGCTCCTTGTATGTATTCATAAAGTCGCGAATTTCATTCATGTGCTCTGCTTTGATAATCGTAGAGACACCTTCATAGTCGAAATCAACTCTTTTCCCGTTGTCGGCCTCGTTGAACAGCACAACCTGCGTTGCCTGTTTGTATTCGGATGCTACGGCATAATCTATGTAAAATTCTCCTGCTTTTGGGCTGTCTGTTGCGGATTCCGTCAGAGCCTTGCCGTCCATAATTGCAACCATAGTCCCCTGCTTCGGGGTGTAGTCTAAAAATATTTTCCCATCGGAAATATAATGAAATTCCCCTGTAACCTTAAAAGGTTTGTCGGGGTTATAGTCGTGAAATTTTATCATTTACGAACACTCAATCCTCCATGTTACGTTCTGTAAACCTACATTGGTAGGCTTGAAACTGTTTCTGTTTAGAACCTTAATCAGTATATTTAGCGTTGTCTTTTTGCCTATATACAGTCCTTTTTCCCATGTAATACCGAAGTTAGTACGCTGGGTCGGTCTGCTCCTTGAATATGATGCTTTTGTCCAGCCGTTGCCTCCAGTATACGAGACATTATTCCCGCTCCCTACGGGTTTTCCTACGCCACGAGCATAAATGACCGCAATAGGGCTGTTAATAACGTGAGCAAAGCCCCCCATGTTGTTCTGGTCTCCCGAAACGGTGCCGTCAACAACGTATATACCACAGGTCGGCGTTTCCGAGAAGGAGCCTTGCCCTTCCATGTGCAGGAGTCCCGATATGGACACTTTTACTGTGGTTACTCCGTTGAATTTAACAGGAGGGTTAGGCGTGAACTGTACCCAATCGGCATTAGTCCAGTCAGGTTTGCCACCTATCCATTGCATACGCCAGTTGCCAGTACCGTAACCATGTTCAAAAGTAACAACCTGTGGTTTTACCGTCCCTGTGTCAGAACCCCAAATCGGTCTGCCAGTGCGCGGGTCGATAATCGAGAATGTGTTTGATGTCCACTTTCCTACGCATCGAGCATTGCCCTGCAGTAGACATTCGCCATTTACGACAACTCGGTCAGCTCTAATAACTGCCGTACTAATTCCGTTCTGAATCGAGGTCATTATCTCGGACTTTAGGTTATTGCTGTTGACGCATAACTTAATAGAGTTGTTTAACTGTGTAATAGAACTCTTTATTTGATTATCCCTATTAACCACAGAAGTGATACTGTCAGCCGTCACCTTTAGCTGTGCTACAATATCCTTCCTAACCTGTTCGGTTGCCGTGTCAATTTCCCGCTTTGAAACTCTCAGTGTAATCTCTTTTCCGTTTTGGTCGATTTGAGAGATAAGAGAACGCTCAACCTCGGCTATTTTTCCGGCGAGTCCGTTGGCGACATTTTCTGCAGCCTCTAGCTTGGAAACCCTTGAATTTATCCCGCTGGACACCGACAGGCTACTTTCAGCGAGTGACAAGAGCCGCTTTGTGGAGCTATCTAAGTCCTGCTTTGTGGCCTTCAAATTCACCTGATTGCTGGTCTGATTTATACTGGTTCGGAATGATGATAGCGTGTTTTTGTTGTTTTCCAGTCTCACAGACAACTGCCTAAAATCATTTACCAGCCGCTGATACTGGTCAATCACTTCGGAATAATCCTCTGTGACAACAGCCAGCTTTTTGGCGAGTTCGGTATTTTCCTTGACGATAGCCGCTACCTGCGATTTTGCCTCGTCTAAGGATTCAAATCCTCTATTGCTCCACGCATCGTTAAATGCTTCAAGCTCAGCCTTGTCCATGTATGAAGTGTCTATGACATGAGCGGTCGCTTTATTAGAAGGTATGCTCATCGGAGAGACACGGCCATCTTCCGTAATAAATCTATAAGTGTAGTAGTGCTGTATGCCTATATCGTAATCAGAGGGGTCTACGCATTGAATCCGGCTCCCCTCGTTAAAAAGAAAAGCCGCAATCCGAGTTTGACCGTCCCTGTATATTTCGACAGCCTTTATATTGTCTAACCCCTTCGGGCAGTCCATCCAAACCTTTATAGCCCAAACACCATAAGGCTCCGCGTGGATAAGCGGGGTCGGCTTGCCCACCTCTGAGGTATCAATGACAGAAACCTTAATCACTTTCAAGGGAGAATAATTGCGGGAGAGGTCAACAGCCCGTATCCCTACATAGATTTCCCGATTAGAAAAGTGACCGCTGATGAGCGTTGAATATTCCGCAGACCCTACTAGGATTTCTGTTTCAGCCGTATATGCCAAATCAGAAGGATATTCTCCATCCTGCTTATACCATGATGGCTTACTATTCCATCTAAAAACCTCAAACCTTGACAGGTCGGGAGTCGGCTTTATGTACCAGCGCAAATATACGTTGCAATTCGCCCCCTCGGCGTGGCACCCATTCGCGTAAACGCTTGTATCTATTGCGAGTTCCGGAGCGGGGGGAGGAATGTTATCTCCGACTGTGATATAAGAGGGAACAGAGCGGTTAGACTCCATTCCGTTCTTATTCACTTGGGTCACATAGACTCGGTATTGCACTCCTTGTTTTAATCGACCATCAACAATATGCCTGACTTTATCGGGATTATCAGGCTCATAGAGAACTCTCCCCATTATGAACACTCGATTCTCCACGAGGGATTAACTGCAGTTATCTTCCTTATGCAAACCCCATTCCACGGGTCACTGATACGCCCAAACAAACCAATTCGCACAGCCCGACCAATGGTGGCAGAGCCGTTGTAGGTCATTGTGAACGAAACCTGCGAAGTGTAAAGGCCGCGCCGTCCGTTGGTACGCCAGCCGCCGCCAGTAACGGGGAAGTAATCGAGCCTATTGCCCTGCGCTTGAAAAAGGTTGACCCCATTGCCCTGTAATTTTGCCAGTGGAGAACCTATGGAAGTTCCGTTTATTGTTGCATCCACGTTGTCTATTTTTAGGTCACCTATCGTCCCATAACCAGCGCCATTCGCATCTGCGTTGCCCTCCATCTCCAATTCGAGAACAAGGGTACAGGTTATTTTCATCATGGACTGACCGTTAAAGTTAACAGGTGGCTGTGGTGTAAGTTGAATACGGCACATTTCGAGCCATGTATTATGCGCTCCCTGACAGCTATATCTGCCACCTTGCGAAGTGGTAATAATCTGAGGTTTAATAACGCCAGTATCAGAACCCCAAATGATTTTACCGTTTTGGTCGCAAACAGCGAGATAGTTAGCAGACAACCGACCCACCAATCGAGCGTTGCCTTGAAACAGCATTTCTCCTGTAACGACTATCCGATTCGCAGTAAGCGTAGCCACGGACAGGCCGCCTTGAACAGCGAGATTAACTGCTGCGGTCACGCTATCCTTAGTCGCACAAAGCTGGATGGCATTATTCAACTGCGTTATCTGAGTGGTCGCTCCATTTTGGGAAGAAACCACGGTGGCCACCCTGTCGGCTTGAACCTTAATCTGTGATACAAGGTTTTGCCGGAGCTGATTAGTTGCCGTGTCAATGTCACCTTTTGACGCTCTTAATGTAATCGCGTTTGCGTTTTGGGTTATTTTCGTCTGGAGAGCCTGCCGGACGCTGTTAATTTTGTTCGTGGCGTTATTAGCGGCATTGCTGACATTATCTATTCGAGTAGAAATCCCCCTAATTTCGTTGGCATTGACCGTAAGCTGACTGCTGATAACCGAGTTAATTTTATTTGTTGCCGCATTTAACTCTGTCCTGTCGGCCTTGAGCGTGATAGCCTTTGCCGTCTGCTCTATGCTGGTTCGCAGAGTTTTAATCGTGGACTCATCCTGCTCAACCTTTGCGGAAAGTTGGCTGAACTGGTTTACGAGCAAGGTGTATTTGTTGTACACGGCGTTATAGTCCTTCGTGGCCTGTGCCAGTTTATCCGCGATTTCCTTAGTCTTTTTCGCTTCTTCCTTGGCTTGCTTGCTCAGTGTCTCGATTTCCTTTATGCCATCTTTGCTCCATGCATCATTGAACTCCTCCAGCTTGGCTTGGTTGATGTATCGTAAATCAATAACCTGCGCTGTGACAGTTTTTGACGGGTCGCTCGTCGGAGAAAATCTATTGTCCTCTGTGATATAGCGGTATGTGTAATAGTGCGTCAGCCCTGTCTCGACCGAAAGCATGTCTATGTACTCCACATTTACCCCTTGAACAAATAACAGTTTAGCGATAGAGTCCTCTCCGTCACGGAATATTTCGATGGCTTTGATATTGTCGTAATTCGGACAGCGGGTCTGTACTCTTAATGCCCAAATGCTATAAGTAGACACCAAAAGCGGCTCCGTAGGTTTTGCCAAAAAACTGTTGTCTTGGACAGAAACCCTTAAAACGTATATGTTTGAGCGGTTGCGAGAATAGTCAATAGCTTGAACGCCGATATAGACAATGTTCCCCGACTTTTGACCGCCGACCGAGGCAGATGTTTCCTCCCCCGACAGCAAGAAAGACATATCCGCAGTTTCCCCGATAGCCTTGTCATACGCCTTATCGCCGCTGTACCATTGAGGTCTGTTCTTCCAAACATAGACTCCGTAATAGTCCAAATCATCACAGGCAGGACGCTCCCAGCAGAAATAAACATCACAGGTAGCCCCAACGGCGTGACAGCCGCTAGGGTACTTGCTTTTATCCAATCGAATGACAGGAGTATCCGGAGCGGTTATATCCCCTACGCGAATAAGCGATGGCGTGGATTTATTAGACTCCAGCCCCGAAGTGTTTACCTGCGAAACATAGACATTATAGACCTTTCCAGCCTTTAATCCTCCGGAGACAACGTGATGTACCTTTTCAGTAGGGTCAACGGTCATCATCTAAACCACCTCTTATTCGTCACAAAATCTTGGAATCTGCGCGGAACTGCTGCAATGAAAGCCAGTTTAGGGACAAACCCCTGTAACCGGAATAAGTTACTGTAAACCTTGCTGAACAGCTTGGCTCTCACTTTTATAATAGTGCTGGACGCTCCCTGCGCCTTAACCTTCACAAAAAAAGCAGACCGCCACAACTTAGCGAGACTGCCTTTTGCCTTATACAGAGATTTACTTGCCTTTTGCAAACCTCCGTGAACACGCAGAAACCGGATAACACTCCCCGCCTTGTCCCCTGTTACTTTGAGGGAAAGTTTTTTTACTGCAATCAAAAAGCCTTTAGTCACGGCGAGATTGATGCCCCTTGAAACAGCGACACCATGCACTCGTAGCCAATCGGAGTACAGTAAATTGGTTATAGCCTCCACGGAATATCCGCGATGCGCAGTCTCCCTTTTTATCCCCTTAACAGGTAAGCGATTAGCAAACGGAATAGGTGCTTTATCCCCCACCACTGCTAAAAATCCGTTATATGCCCTTGTAAGAGTCCCGCATACCCCTGTCAAGTGCCCGAAGTGCAGAATACTGACTCCACGGACAAGAATAGGCCACCTAACCGAAGGAGAGAACACACGCCCCTCTATTGGGAGATATGCTTCGCTCAAGAACACAAAGACTCCATGCACTGAATATTTAGGAGTTGGCATTTTGAGGACAGCACAGCAGGAAAATACCGAACTGCAAGAGGAAGTACCTCCCCCTGCAAGTCCGACATGGTTTATACCTACATGATACATTTATCAGATATAGACACAGCTGAACACGTTGCCCCATACCTTCTGGCCGGATGAGCCGTTAGAGGGAGGCATCCACTTTGTAACAAAGCTGTCTGCACCGTTGTTTTTACCAATCGTGCCGCCAGTTTTTGTCTTAAAGTCCTTGCCTACGCCCAGCACAGCGTATTCATACCACGCATCTGATGTAGCATCATTGCTGAATCGTTGCGCTCTGAAAGTCTCCTCTGCAGACCCTGATTGAGCTGTCGAAGTAAACCCGTTAGCGATAGAAGCCTCCACGGCCTCAATAGTACATTGCTGTGCCTCCGAGTCACCAGTGTTATTTACAACGATTGTTTTTACAGCCGAGGAAGTACCTGCCTGAACCGTCCCAAAATCGAGAGGAATAGCCTCAGACAGCCTTTTCCCTTCACATTTGAACTCTATATTTACCATTTATAAAATCCTTTCTTGTTTGAGCAGTATCTCTTTCCCGCAGTTGCACTTTCGAGGATAATACTCCGGCGAAAAATTCCCTTCGTTCTTGCTAAAATGGTCGCGGATAAAATGCTTTTGCCAAAACTTCCAGCGGCTCTTTTTTTCATTCGTAGAGAATCTATAGGCGTATTTATTCCCCCTACCGCAAAAAGGACAGAGCGTAACTGCCTTTATTTCTTGTTCGAGAGGGAGGTCGGTAGCTCTCATCGCATAATAGCTTTTCCCACATTCGCAGTTAATCTTTGTATGCAACTCAACCATTTTCCGTTACCTCCTCAACATAATACCTGTATTCCTTAAAGTCAGGGTCTTCTGATGGATCGTGCTCAATAAGTATTTCATTATCGCTGTTCGTATAAGCCTGTACGCCTGTTATCGTGTCGGGAATTGCGTTTTTGAACTTCAACGCCATCTCCTTGCCAGCGTAGTAGTTGTGCCACTGTACGCCGCCGCCGAGGTCATCCGAATAGATAGACGCATTGTACTGTCTGCCGCTGATTTCGTATTTGTTTTCCTCGGTTTCCCGAATTTCCATGATACGGATAGGCAGAGCCTTGAATACCCCTCTGTAAGTCACAGTCACAACATCACCGCACTCAAGGTGCATTGCTTGCATACCGGTGGTAAACGATAGCTGTAAACTGCAGGTAAGATTATAGTCACGATAGAATCTCGCTAATCGGAGAGCCTGATATTGCGAGGTCACGCCCTCTAGCTCGACTTCCTTCTTGACTATGCGGCCTCGTGTTTTTTGGTCGGCATAATCGCTCACCCTTGCCTTAATGGTTTTCCAGTTATTGCGCGGGTCAACGATAGAAACAGAATACTCATTCGGGCAGTCATCCAGCTCAATCTGTGAAATAGATACATCTTGAATATCGTCATCCGTGAACCGATACGATACAGGAGTCTCCCTTTCGATAAGCAGTTTCAGCTTGCCTTGACTGTATACCAAAAAGCCCCCGAAGTTGCCGAGAATATTCTGCAGCCATGTGATAGCGTCTTGACGCTGGTCGATAACCATATTTAGCTCGTACCGCTTGGCCTTTATGGAATTTCCGAAGCTGTCCTCAAACGTGATAACCTCATCGCAGTAGTTCGCGGCTGACTTGAAAGAGTCAATGTCTAAATCTTCCATCCTTATCCAACGCCCCAGCCCATACCGCCTAGAAGTCAGAAAATCCAACGTACACAGCGAGGGATTAGTGCTATAAGCCGTTTTGCCAGTGCGAGGGTCAAAGACCTTCTTACCTTTAACAACAACATCCACGTTCGGATTGCCGTTTAGCTCTTGTGACGAATAGAATTTCATATCCAGCCACGCCATCCGAGGATAGCCGCCTGTCTCTGCGTAGGTTTCGGGAGTAACAGAGTCATAGAATTTATATTCCGTACCACCTGTTACCGTTGGTGCCGTGAAATTAACGTGCCGTTGGTAGCAGTTGACATTCTCTGATGTACCTAAACTCAGGTCGCCGGGGTATTTATTTGTGTTGGCTGTCGGAAAGCACTCCCAGCCGTCAACATACCGCTGATTGATATAAGACACGAGGGAAGAAATATTTACCTGATATTCCCAAAAATTAAAGGAATCCTCACCCTGCATATCGTCCTTGTTCTTCAGTTCGATATTCTTTTCTATACCGCCAGCATACAGTTTTAAGACCTTGCCTTTCAAAGAGACACATGCATCTTCGTACTTGGTGTTCCGAATCGTAAAAACCGTGTTGGCTGGTTGTTCTCCAGTCGGGATTAACAGGCCATTTGCCGTTACCGAACTTATCCCCTCAATGCCCCCTTCACACAGGACAACGTGTTTGTGTAGCTGAGTTAGGTCAGCATTGACATTATGATATGTCTGATTGCCGGAAATCTTGCGCTCACCGTACACAATAGGGATTGAAGCCGTGCTCGACATCGTTTCCTGCGTCTTATCGAACCGCTGGATAGTGATGTCCCCTTGGTTATCCGGAGTTTTGGGTTTATGCGTGGCCATCCAAATCGAAGAAAATAGACTTGCCCCCATAACCGCGCCGCCGAGCCAGCTTGAAGCCCCCAGCGCAGTCCAAAAGCCACCGCCGAGGAAGAACCCAGCAACGCCAAAAAGCATCTTACCTCTTGACTTGCCGCCGCCTTTACCGAACAACTGGAGGTCAAATAAGAATTGCTCGTGCTTGTACTGCTTATCGGACAGCACATTTTTCGCTTGAATCATCTATACTCTGCCTCCCACGGTACTGCGGGGAATCCGCTATAATGCTTTGCGTTACCCAGCTTTTTACACCAGTCAAAGGTCATATTACACCCCCGATTAACCTCGGCTGTTTTCCCGTTTATATCCTGCAGAAAATTAGCATTGACAATAACATATCCGTCCTTAGACGAGATAATATTTCGGGCTTCGCCGCCGATTGTTATAGTGCCATATTTCCAGTAGTCCTTGGGATAAGCATTGCCAATATTGACTTGATTCCCCCGACCACGGGTTACGGTACACTCCAGCGTGCCGCGACTCATGCAACATTCAGCGTCCCCAAACTCGCTATTACAGGCCACTTGGAAATCACGGACAGGAGCCTCAATATTCGGGAGCTTACTTTCCACCGTGCAGGTAAACACACCGTCTGAAAAAGAAGGCTTGTCAATCTCTCCGGAGAACACCCACGAGAACACACTGCTATCCGTCAGGCTGTCAGGGTAAAGAATCCTCACAATATCAACCCGACATCCTCGGAAGTCAAAGCCGTTAATCAAGAACGCCAGCAACTCATCGGAGCAGTCGCTAACCTCTAAATCAACCTCGTTTACGACACTATCCATAGACTTAGTGATTTCGCCGCGCTTCACAGGTACTGCAGTAAACTTTTGACCGTTAAAAACTATGTCCTCGTCTGCTGCCACGAGATACAGCGTTTCAGTTCGGAGGGCTATCGTATAAAGCTCCAAAAAGAACGGATTATCCGTCTGTTTTGCTTCTGCCATCACTCTTGGTAGAGTTTGAGCCACGGTTATACCCCCTTTTGTACGCTAACGACCATACGCGCCTGTGATACAGCACGCTCTTGCTTTTCCCTTCGACAACAGGAACGGACATCGCCAGCAGCATCCCATCGCCTTGATAGATACCGAGGTGAAGGTCACCACCAATGTTGAATACGACAATAGAACCAAACTCCAGCTCGTCCTGACTGTTCACTTTTTTCATGTGTCCATTCAGATACCGAATCATTCTATCCCATGTCTCTTTTGTGCCTGTTGTTTCCTTCGTGATAGGCTTTCCCCCATCCCAAAAGGTTTCCGGCCATCCATGCTCTTTGTAGAATAGCCGAGCCAGCCCTACACAGTCGCAACCGTCAAAATCTTCACCATTTGTACGGTGGACTATGCCTATATATTTATCAGAGTCAAACCCCATCAAAAAAAACACCTCTCTATATATTACTCACAGTGAAAAAACAAGTTAAAATGCCTTGAAATCGAAAATTGCACAAAAAAAATAACCCGCTGGCTTTTACACCAACGGGTCACCTTGTGTTATAATAATTGAGTTGCCACAGCCTCCATCAAAGGTTAATCCGGCGAGAAAGGAGGGTTGCACAATGAGCTTCACTACTTTTGCGGTCAATGTGCTTGCAGGTATAATCAGCGGCTTTGTCGTTGAGCTTGTCTTGCGCTGGTTGGGTATGTAACCGACATACATTGTGGTAATCCAACCGAACGTACCCCCTGCCTCATCAAGCAGAAGAACATAAGAAAAAAGCCCCTCATGCTGGGTCATCACTCCAGCGGGGCTTTTTCTTTTGGGTTGCTAATGAACCTCACTACTTTTATCAGCTATATTATACCAACTCTAAATCCATTTCGCAAGAATACCCTATGATATTTTTTATTTCTCTGTAGTCCGTAATGGTGATGGATTCCGGCAATCTTACTTTGACCATCTTTCCGTCATATGGGAACAGACAGGGAGTCATTTCGTGCGATTCGTACAGGCTTATGACCTTGTCGCGCTCCTTCTTTCCCCCGCTGAATTTGACTGACAGCTTGCGGGTCGGGCTTTCGTTCTCCAAACGCCGCTGGGTAGAAGAAGTAGTATATACTTTCGTATTCCAATCGGAGGAATAGGTCACGTTGGCTGTAGCTTTTGGGAGTTCGTCTGTCTCCTTTGCTGGCTTTTTCGTAACTTCTCCCCGATGGTCTAACTCCAGCGAAATCGAAGCGGTGAAACCTACGATTATACCATTCTCGCGCTTGACCTTAACCTTCAGTGCCTCCCCGAAGAAAACGACCTCTCTTTTTCCGTCATAGTCAAAGTAGAAGCCGTCAAATTGCCCCCTGTGAGAATCGTAAAAATCCAACAACCAGTCATAGTCCTTGCGACCTCCGCAGACCTTGAAGGAGTAAGACTTTTTGGCATTTATTCTCCTGCGTAGCAGTTGGGCTTTTCCGGAGAGAAAATCAATCCGCTGGGGAGACCAAGACAGATTTATCTCGACTTCCCCTTTTGGATTCAACTTGAACACATCAGCCATTATCTAAAACCTCTTTTCTGCTGTTTGCCTAAGATAGCCTGCAACGCTCTCGGATTCTTTGCAATAGCTTTCATCACGCTTGCGCTGTCAGCTTGCGTGTTAAGGATAACAGGTTGAGTAACCGCACCGCTATTCCGGTTGCCGTCCTGTACATCATCGCGAAGCCCCTGCAGTAATCCTTCCATCTTGCGAGTCGAGAAATACTGCTGTTTCTCCATGTTTGACTTATTGAAGGTCTTATACGCCTCCATGCCCTTAATGCTCATAGACGGAGAATAGGACTCGCCGAGGTTCCCGCCGCTTGCGTAGCGTTTCAGACCGTTCAATGCTCCGATGGACTCAGGGTTGCTGTTCAGCATATCGAGGAATCCTACCCCTAATTTATCCACGGAGGATTTTTTGATGATATATTCCCCGTTTGAGGTCTGTATGAACTGCCCTCTGTGAGCAAGGTATGTAAGAATAGAATCACTGGTTCCCGTGCCTGCCCCGCGAATGAGGCCGTTAGTATAACCACCTGTAGCGTATGCAGGAATCTTACCGCCGTCACGGAAGAAGCTGAACAAGCTACCTGCCAAACCTGCCACAGACAATCCACCGCCTCCCTTGCCGCCGACAGACGAGCCAGCCTGATATGCAGAAGTAGCACTACGCAGAGCCTCCGTGTTTCGGTCTACACTGAGCTTTTCGGAGTTTGTTGCCGCCGTGCCTAGATTGGTTGCCGTCCGGCCTACAATTTGAGTCGTGTTCAATACGCTCGTAGTAGTGTTTAATACGCCCATAGTTGAGGTAGCCGTGCCCAGCCCGCTAGTAAGAGTCGTTATCCCTTGCGTAGCCTGTTGGAGCGGTTGCTGGAGTAAGCTGAATGTCTGCTGTGCTCCCTGCCATCCCCATTGATTCTTAGGAGCCGTAAATGCGGGGAACGGATTTCTGCCCCATATAGAACGACCGAAGCCCATACCCTCAAAAGGTCTAGCCACATTAGCAACAGCCGTAGCCGTACTCATCGGAACTTGTCCGTTTTTACGCTTACGACCGATACCACTAAGCAACATTCCAATATCGCCCTGCTCCTCCAGCGGTTGTTTCTTAACGCCAAACGCCGAATAGATAAGGTTTTTCAGAGCTATCTTGGCAATCTCGTCAACAATATCCTTCAGACAGTCTTTGAACGCTTTGCCCTGCAGTAACAACTTATCGAAGAAATCAACAGAAACATCTGCTCCGGCCTTTTTGAACGCTTGAGCGGTAGTTTCAATCTCTTTTTTCAATGCCTTTATGGTGTCCTGCATTTTCTCGCGCTGTTCGTCAAGGTCACGCATTTTATCAGTTCCGTTTGCACGGTCAGAAATTTCGTTTTGCTTTTGCTTGATTACATCATCGAGAGATTTTATGTCGCGTTCTTTCTTTTTGTTGATGGCTTCAAGTTCCTTTGCCTTTTTCTTTTCGTCAGTGGTCGTAACCTTTGCCATTTCGGCATCATACGCAGCTATTACCTCTTTACGCTTCAGCTCCGCCTCCGCAAGTACAGCTTTGGCTTCGTCAATCTCTTTCTGATTATCTATGGCCATCGCCGTATATTCCTTGTCGATTCGCGCCATTTCAGCGACAGCAAGGTTATACTTGGACTGCAACAAGGGAAGTTTATCTTCCCAGCTAAGTCCCTCTACATCAAGCTGACGGTCTATCTTATGGCTCTTGAGGTCGTACTTCTCGCTGGCGGTCATAAAGCCGTGCTCCCTGCGGAGTTTATAGCTTTCCTCTAACAGCTCATCGGAGGATTTGTGAAAGTTCTTTTGCGCTGTGATAAAGTTCTTGACATCCTTCTCGAAGGTTTTATCTTTTGCGGCCTTTGCCAGCTCCTGTTTTGCCGTATCGGAAATCTCAAAGAAGTTCTCCTTGCCCCCAGCCTTTTCTGCAACTGCCGGATGTTCGTCAAGGTACTTTTCTATTTTAGCTTTCGAGCTGTCCATATAGCTCTCCCACATACCATTGACAGCCTCGGAGTAGGAAAGTGACTTTTCCATATTTGCCGTTGCTTCTTTGGAAATCCGTGCAATATCGCCTGTGAGCTTTTCTTCAAGTTCCCACCGTTTCTGCTTACGTTTGGTTTCCTCGGAATGTTTCTCCACTAGACCTAAAAGTTCGGTAACATCGTTAAGAGCGAATCCACTAAGGCCGTCCCCGCCATCTTGCCAGCGGCTTGCGGGCTTGCCACTGGCCACAATATTGCTCTTATCGTGGATAATGTAAGCAGGAATACGGCTAGAGCCTAAATCATGCGTCCCTCGCCGGATAAACTTGTACCCAGCTCG